CAAAGAACTGTGACTGTTGGAAAAATCAAAGTAAACGAGGCTCTTTGCCCTAAAGATTTGGAAGCTAAGTACCTTCAGAAGGCTTTGCCAACTGGTTCAATGTATGACGCTATCCCTTTTGAGCAAGAGTTCACAGACAAGAAGGCTAAGAGAATAGCTGCACAACTTGAAACTGCTTTATGGCAGGGTGACACAACTAGCGTAAACGTAAACTTGAATAAGTTTGATGGTTTGGTTAAGTTGATTGGTGCGGCTTCTGGTGTTGTAGATGCTAACACTTCTACTTTCATCTCTGGTGCTCCTTTGTCTAGCATTACTGCGGCTAACGTAGTATCTATCTTTGATGGTGTTTACAGAGCGATTCCTGCTCAGATTGTATCTGAAGACGATGTTACTATTTTCTGCGGTATGGACGTGTTCCGTACTTACACAGTAGCATTGAAGAACGCTAATATGTTCCACTACACAGTAGACGTAAAAGCTGATAACGAGTTTATCCTTCCAGGTACTACTATCAAGGTTGTAGCGGTTCAAGGTTTGAACGGTACTAACAAGATTTACGCTGCTAGACTTAGCAACATGTTCTTGGGTACTGACCTTTTGAATGAAGAAGAGAAATTTGAAATCTTCTACGCAAAAGAAGCTGATCAAGTACGTTTCGTATCTGAGTTCAAAATGGGTGTTAACTTCGCTTTCCCTGACGAGATCGTTAAGTTCGCATACTAAAATATCGTAGGGGATTAAGTTCCCCTACTTTTTTAACTTTATAAATAATTAATTATGGCTTGTGCTTTAACACAAGGTTATGTTCTAGATTGCAAGGATTCACTCGGTGGTATTACCGAAGTGTTGTTTATTGCTAAAGCAGACGTAACCGCTACAACAGAAGCTTCTGGAGTTATCACGGCTATCACTAAGGCAGCTGGTAAGCGTTTCTACAAGTATGAACTTGTAAAAGAAACTTCTAGCTTTGTTGAGAACATCAATGCATCTGTAGAGAATGGTTCTATTTTCTATCAGCAGGAGTTGACTGTTATCCTTAACAAACTACAAGCAAATACTCGCAATGAGATTTTGCTACTTGCTCAGAACCTTTTGTTAGCTATCGCAAAAGATAACAACGGAAAGTATTGGTATTTAGGTCAGTCTAGAGGTTTAGATATTACCGCTGGTAATTCTGGCTCTGGTACTGCAATGGGAGATAGAAGCGGATATACTTTAACATTTACTGGTAAAGAACCTGCTCTCGCTCCAGAAGTTCAATCTTCAATCATTTCTGGTCTACTAAGTTAGTAAGCAGTTGGTTTAGTATAATTAGCCCTTGCAAGTGCAGGGGCTTTTTTTGTTAATTACCTTTAATTCTAGCATTTATAATAGAATGATACAATTAACGAAAGGAGTAACGCAGTTCATCTATTTAACCTTAACGGAAAAACAAACGTTAAGCACTCCAAACTATTTATTCGTATTCAAAAATAGATCAACTAATAACGAGGTCAAGTTTGTGTTATTGAATGCTGCGGATGTATCTTTGTACAAGGACAGATATAATAAATTCAGTATAAAGACAGATAAATATTTTTCAAGCAAACCTAGAGGGCAATACTCATATTTTGTATATGAGCAGACCAGTACTACTAACCAAGATACAACTGGATTGACTGAGTTAGAAAGTGGGATAATGTGGTTAAACGATGCAGAAAATGTTTATACTGAATATCAAACTAATGATACATTTAAAGTAAGACAATGAACGGAGAAAATTTTATATTAGTTCAATTTGCGGAAGCTAAACAACCTGAGTACCGAGAAAAGAAAAAAGAGGGTTACATGGAGTATGGGGAAAAGAATGATTATCCTTTATACTTAGTTGAACTATTTAACAAGTCTGCAAAGCATAACGCTATTGTAAGAAATAAAGTTCACTACATCTGCGGCAATGGTTGGACTGGTAACGAGCAGTTCATAGAAAAGCCTAATAGGTCTGAAAATCTTAACGACTTGACTAGGAAGATTTCTATGGACTTGGAGTTATTTGGTGGGGCTTATATAGAGGTTATTTGGGGATTAGGTAAGGTTGCTGAAATCTGGCATATTGATTACACTAAGATTAGAACAAATAAAGATAATACGCAGTTTTGGTACAAAGAGAACTGGAAGGATTACAAAGAGAAACTAGAGTTTGTTTATCCTGCTTTTAACCCAAAGGTTAAAGAAGGCAAACAGATTATATACCTAAAGGAGTACAGACCTAATATCGGAGTTTATTCTTTGCCAGTTTATTTTGGTGCTTTAAATTATATTGAAAGTGATATAGAGGTATCAAAGCACGTTCTAGGAAATGCAAAGACTGGGTTTAGTGCTAGTAAATTAATTACCCTACCAGACGGAACACCTTCTAGAGAGGAGCAGAACGAAATCCATAGGAAGTTTAAAAATACCTATACTGGCTCAGACGGAGTTAAGTATATGTTGTCATTCGTTAACGATGCTTCTAGAAAACCAATAGTTGACGATCTAGGGCAGTCAGACTTAACAAAAGAAGATTTTGGTAGAGTTGATGAGTTGATTCAAACAAACATCTTTTCAGGTCACCAAGTTACTACACCTTCTATTTTTGGTATTGCAGTAGCTGGTAAGCTAGGCACTAGAACTGAAATGAGGGACGGCTACGAGATTTTTAAAAATACCTATGTAAATGGTAAGCAGCAATTTTTAGAATCCTTTATGAATACTATGGCTGGTTATTTCGGCTATAGTGAAGAAATGAGGATTATCCCTGCCGAACCTATTGGTATTGAATTTTCTGAAAATACTTTGTTACAAGTTGCTCCTAAAGAGTGGATACTTGAAAAGATAGGTATTGATATGACTAAATATCAGCCACAACCTACTAGTCCAGAACTTGCACCAGTTGAAATGGAAGATGCTTATTCTGTTTTTTTTGAGTATGGCGAAGACAAGGGAAACTTTGAGGTATGGAAGCAAAAGTCTTATTTTGAAGATGTTGAACTATTCGCAGATGTAACACAATTACAGTCGGATGTTCTAGACTTGATAAGCAAGGATAAAAGAATAACACCAGAAGTTATTGCAAACACTTTAAGAGAAGATGTAGGGGTTATTAAGAGAATTATTACCGCACTTGAAAAGAGGGGCTTTATTAAGTCTACAGAGACTACAATAGGTAAGGGTATTGATTCTAACATTCAAATAGAAAGACAACTAACAGAACCTTTAAGAGACATTGTAGAAAAAATAAAACCTAAAACTACTGAGTTTTTAATTAGATATTCTTATGAGTGGAAACAAGGTTTTAACAATTCGGATAAATCTAGTTCTAGAGAATTTTGCAAATATCTTTTAGATGCTAACAAAATGTACTCTAGGTCAGAGATTGAGCAAATGTCTGCAAGGCTTGGGTATTCGGTTTGGGATAGAAGAGGCGGCTGGTGGACTAAGCCTAACGGCGAACATTCACCTAGTTGTAGACATCGCTGGGTATCAAATGTGGTAACACGCAAATAAGAAAAGATGAGTGCTAATATTTTATTTATATCAGTAGAGACAATTAAGGACAGAAGCGGTTTGCATAATAACGTAGACGAGAAATTAATCTTGCCTGAGATTAAGACTTGTCAAGATATGTACATACTCCCTGCGTTAGGAACTAGCCTTTATGAAAGGTTACAAGATGGGGTTGATTGTGGGAATCTTAACTGTAATGAAAAAGAGTTACTAGATAACTATGTAGTAGACTGTTTAATTAATTATGTTCTAAGCGAATTACCTCAAGGGTTAAGCTATCAGTTTTACAATAAAGGCTTAGTTAGGAAGTCTTCAGATAACACAGAACTTCCTAGTATGCAGGATATGATAGACATAGCTAATAGGTACAAGGCTAGGGCTGAATTTTATAAACAAAGATTAATTAAATACTTAAAACAAAACAATACTTTATATCCTGAATATCTAAACTACGGAGCAGGTTATGACGCTATTAAACCAGAGAATGACGGATACACCGCTTCTATTTGGTTAAATGATCCATACTGCTGCAAAGGTGAAAAGATTTTCAGGGAATTATATCAAGGCGACAATCCTTTAAAATGTTGTGATTAATGAGTAAAAAAGCAAACTTAAAAAACCAAGAAAAATTAAAAACATATCTAGCAAAGCATGACATTAAATCAAATCATATCACAAATAAGCAGCTACGGAACGAGCCACCCACAGATAAACACCGTGTTCTTCGGGGACTTCGCAGACAAGCTTGACGATGCGGATGTGGTTTATCCTGCTATGTTTTATGACTTAGACAATGGCAACTTTTTAGCTAAGCAATTATCTTTTAGTTTCAGCATTTATTTACTAGACAGACACTTGGTAGAAACAGACGCACAAGAGGTTTTAAGTGATATGAGTTTAGTTGCTGAAGATATTGTGGCAAGATTGAGAACACCGTCTAATGAGTGGATAACAAGTGATAATATTAATGTACAGTTTTTTAGAGAAGCAGAGCCTGATTATTTAGCAGGGGTTAGGCTTGACGTTACTTTAACCCTGCCAAGTATAAACAACAGATGCCAAATACCATGACAAGCGACTTTAAACCTGCCGAATTAGATATAGAAATAGTAAAAGGTGACTACTGGGTGCAGACTTTTGCATTATCGGTAGACGATACACCTATTAACCTATCTAATGAAGATGTTCATATAGAGATTACTCAAGGCTGCTCTACTACTGTTTTGTGGGAAGCTACAGAAGGTGACGGAATTACAATAGGTGGAGTTAGTAATAACCAGATTAATTTAAGTAAGCTAGTTAACCTAGCTGAAGGAAATTACGAGTACACTTTAAAGGTAACTTATACAACTGGGGTTGTTAAGACTTATTTATGGGGTGAATTTAAAGTTTATTTAGATAAACCATGACGGAAATAACAGTAAATGAGCAAAGCGTAGATGTGTCGGTTACAGACCAACAAATAGATATTAATATTAATACTAGCCAGATTGATATTAACACAACGGAGCAGGTAGTAACTGTACAAGCTAATAGCGGTTTAATTATAAACCAAGATGTTATTAACCTAGTTACTTTAGTTCGTAATCAAACTGGGGCAACTATTGCGGCTGGAAAGGTTGTATATATAAACGGAGCAACTGGTAATAAACCTACTATAGCTTTAGCAAGTGCATTGACTGAGGCTACATCTAGTAAAACTTTTGGTATCACTAGAACGGCTATAGCTAACAACTCAACTGGTTTTGTTGTTACTGTTGGTGAATTACAAAATATAGACACACAAAGTTTAACTGAGGGGAATCTTTTATGGCTAGGTAATACGGCAGGAAGTATAGTAACTACTCCACCAGCAGAACCTAGCAATAGTGTATTTTTGGGGTATTGTGTTAGATCACATCCAACGCAAGGGGTTATAGAAGTCAGAATACAGAATGGCTTTGAATTAGATGAATTACATGACGTGAGTGCTTTAAACCCTAGCAATGGTGACGTGCTGCAATATGTTTCATCTACTGGACTTTGGACAAAAACATCTTCAATAAATTTCGGAACTTGGTAATATGGCAAATACATTACGTTTTAAAAGGGGTTTAGCGAGTGGATTACCTACTGGGGTAGCTGGTGAGCCACTATTCACAACAGATACCTTTGATTTATATATAGGTAACGGCACTGGCAATACACGCTTCCAGAAGTACATTGCTAATGGTACTACATCTCAAATACTAAGAGGTGATGGCTCGTTATATACGTTCCCTTTGGCTATTAGTTCCCCTAGTGCTGGTCAAGTGCTAAAGTACAACGGCACATCTTGGGTGAACGATAGTGATGCTGGGATTACGGGTAGTGGGTCTGCTGGTCAAGTTGCATACTTCACTGGCTCTACTACACAAGCTGGGAATAATAATTTATTTTGGGATAATACTAATGGCAGGTTGGGTATAGGTACTAATACACCAGCAAGAACATTAGATGTAAGAACTACTGGTTTAACTATATTAAACCTAAATGGAGGCACTTCAACAAATCAAGGTTCTTCTTTATACATACAAAATGGAAATTTTTGTATAGGTGATGCAGCTTCTTTTGTTGGTGGCACACCAAATGCAAATTTTGGATTATATACATCTACTGCTCCTTTAATTTTTTATATTGGCGCAACAAGTGAAAGAGCAAGATTTCACGCCACTGGCAACTTCGGTATCGGCACTGGTGCGACTGATTCGGGGCAGAGGTTACAAGTTGTGGGGACTTCATATTTTAGTGATAGTGTGGGGATTGGGAGTACAAGTTTAACGGGATATAATTTAAGGATTAGCAATAATATTACGGGAGTAGTAAGTCCAATACCAGTGTTTGTAGATGGTACAATACAAGCAACTGCAACTGGTACTACACAAGTTTTCCGTTCAAGTCCGTCAGTAGTTGCAAGTGCTACAATTAGCGAGATAAGACATTTTAGTGCATTGCAAGGAACATTCGGTGCTGGTTCTACTGTATCAACACAAACGGGTTTCTTTGTACATAGTGGAATGACGGGTGCTACAACTGATTATGGTTTCTATGGTGATTTAGCTGCTGGTACAAACGTATGGAACCTCTATATGAACGGCACTGCAAACAACTATATGAATGGCGGTTTATTCATTGGAACTACGACCACATCAACTTATAAGTTAGATATTGTTGGCAATGCAAGAGTAACTGGCGTGTCAAGGTTGGGTAGTGCAGTTGCCACTAATGGAGCAACTACTATTGAGCAGATTTATGTAGGCGACCAAGTTATTGGTTCAATTAGTGCAAGACAAGGCAGTGGTGCATTATTATTAGGATATGGAGCAAAGGCTAAAAGTGGTGCAGACGGTTACATATCTACATTTGATAATTTTACATCAAGAAGAGCAGTACTTGACATCAATCAAGGCTACTTTGACTTTGTTAATACGGCTGCGGTTAATACTGCAATAGGCAGTGATTTAACACCTACTGTTTTAATGAGATTAGCTTCAAGCGGTAATCTACTCATCGGCAGCACAACCGACTCTGGCGAGAAGCTACAAGTGACGGGGACAATGAAGGTGACGGGCAGTACATCAATAGGTGGTGCAAGTACAATCACTGGAAGTGGTGCAGTTGGATGGGATAATACACTTCAAGTAAATGGTGGAGCAAGTGCTGACAATAGTGGTACAAGGGTTTACATTAGACCGACAACAAATACTTTTGGTGCTGCAATTTATGGCGGTAGATGGGCTACAACAGATAGGGGTGCAAGGCTAGTAGGTATTTCAAATGGTGGTGTTGAAAATACTTATGTACATCTTAATGGTGAAAGTTCAATAATGCAGTTAGCAACTGCTGCAACAGTAAGAATGACACTTGACGCATCTGGCAATCTCGGTCTTGGTGTGACTCCGAGTGCGTGGAGTGTGTTAAGAGGGTTGCAAGTTGGATTAACTGCAAGTGTTAGTGGTTATGCTGCATCAACAGAGGGGATGTTTTTATCAAGTAACTCATTCTACAATGGTGGTAACTTTATATATCAAGTAAATGGTAATGCTACAAGTTATGTTCAAATAAGTGGTCAGCATAGATGGAATACGGCTGCCTCTGGCACTGCTGGAAACGCTATCACGTTCACCCAAGCAATGACACTTGATGCGAGTGGTAACTTACTTTTAGGTTCTACCACATCAAGCGGAGAACGTCTCCAAGTCACTGGCACTGCGAAGATAACGGGGGCAACTGCTATAAATGCTGCTTTGACAATAACAAACGCAACGCTACCATCATTAAAAGTTAACCATACTGCCGCTGGTCACGCAGCTGGTTGGTTTGATACAAACGAGTTTGGAATATTGGTAAGTTCTGCAAGTACATCTGCTTCTCACTACTTGACAAATATGACAAGTGGTGGAACGAGCAGATTTTATGTAAGGGCAGATGGCAATGTCGGTATTGGTAGCACTTCCCCAGATGCAAAACTTCGTGTAGCTGGGACTGTAAACGGCACACAAGCGATTTTCAGCAATGTAGATGGGAGAGGTTTACAAATATCTACTTCGGTAATTTCAGGTACAAACGAAGCTGGGGTTGTGTTAAACGCAAGATCAAGTGTGACAAGCGGTACGTTTATATTCCAAACTGACGGCACACAAAGAATGCAGCTTGATTCAGCTGGTTTGGAGTTTCCTAATAACAAAGGTTTGTTGTTTGATAATGCGAGTGCAAGTGCAGTAGGTAGTATTAAAATGGGTACTGGTGTAACCAATCCACTTGAGATTACAAATGGCACTCATACTGTAACACTAGCCACATTAGGTACATTCATTTCATCCAACTTGCTTGTCGGCGCATCAACAATCGGTACAAGTGCAACCAACACAATAGCGGTTGTGAATGGTACTGCTCCTTCATCTAGTGCAACTGACATATTTCATCTTTATTCTGCTGACGTAACCGCTGGAAACGCTGCACCTCACTTTAGAACTGAGAATGGGGCAATCATTAAGTTGTACCAAGAAACAACGGCAGTAGGTAACTCAATCATCTCATTAGGTGGTGGAAATGCAGTACTTGACGATACAACCTTTGACGGATACACACTTAGACAAATAGTAAAAGCCTTGAGGAATCAAGGTATATTAGCATAACAATTTAAATAAAATAAAAATGGGAGTTAACATTCAACCAGTTAGTATCTGGGCAAACGGACAAAGCAAAGAAGCATCAGAGTTAGACGCACGAATTATTTATGATGACCTTGCAACATCTTGCACGTTTTATTATGAACTAAAAGAAGGCAACGGCGGTGCTGCATTATCGGTTGGTAATGTCGCAATGGACGGACAAGATTATATTGATTGGGATAATTCAAACGAAGAGGCTTACGTTTATATCGCAGGTAAATTAAATCTTACTATCGCTTAATGCCAGTAATACAACCAATTACTACTGCTTCTTCTGGTTCATCTTATGTTCCTACATCTAGGACGTTAACTATCAACGGAACGACTTATGATTTAACGGCTGATAGAAGCTGGACAGTAGAAGTACTAGACAACTTAATAGCTACCGCTCCGCTTTCATATAATAGCGGTACTAATACTATTTCTATAAGTCAATCAGGATCTGCTAGTGATGGCTATTTAAGTTCTACAGATTGGTTAACATTTTCATCTAAACAAGGGGCAATAACTTTAACGACTACTGGCAATAGTGGAGCAGCTACATTAGTAGGCAATACGTTAAATATTCCAGAATATACTCTAGCAGGTTTAGGCGGTTTTAGTAACCCTATGACTTCGCTAGGTGATATTATTTACGGAAACGCAGTAGGTATAGCATTAAGAAGGGCTGGTAATACTACGACTACAAAAATGTATTTAAGCCAAACTGGAACGGGAACAAGTTCGGCGGCTCCACAATGGTCAGCGATAACGGCTTCAGATGTGGGCGGTGTTCCTACAACTAGAACACTAACCATAAACGATGTAGCTTATGATTTATCAGCGGATAGAAGCTGGAGTGTTGGTGATTTCGGAACTTGGTAGTATATTTGTTAAAACTTAAGTTATGAATTTAACAGAATTAAAGGCGAAAGCCTACGACCTATTAGCTAATTTGGAATATATCCAAAAACAACTGCAAGAAGTTAACCAACAGATTGCAGAAGAAATGAAAAAAAATGAGGATAATTCTAATTAGTTTACTATTTTTTAGTTGTGTTTCTGAAAAGAAGCTAGTAAAACTTTGTGCAGAGAAGTACCCATGTGATACTACTATTGTACGAATAGACACTAGCTTTTTTTCGGATACGCAGTATATTAAGACTGAAACAATAGATACCTTTATTGTAACGAAAAATAAGACGATTGTAGAGGTTAAATATGTAGAATCAACCGCAAAGCTACAACTGGAAAAACAAAGCCATAAAAAGGCTTTAAAAGACTTATACGAATATGACCTAGCCATGATTCTAGATTTAAATAGAATGATGGATAAAATGGCGGCAGATACCACTAAACTTATTGCTCAAGTTAAGAAACTAGAAAAAGAAAAGACAGAGTTAAAAACAAAGTTAAAGAGTGCGAATAACTTTAAATGGTCAGTTATAGCAATAGGTGTACTTTTGTTACTCATTGTGTTTTATAAGTGGTTTAAGCCCCGACTTTTCTAAGTTAGGGCTTTTTCTATAGATTTTGTTTATAGGCTATAGAAATAATTTATATAAAATTGTGCTTGTTTATTAAAAATAGGTTTATATTTGCTATATAAATCACAACAC